AAACTGGATGAAGAGATTGAGTCTCATCGTTCAGAACTCGTTGAGAAAGTTGATTCCTACCTAAACTATGTTGTTGAGCAGTGGATGGAAGATAACAAAGTCGCCATCCACAATGGTCTGCGTACTGAGATTGCAGAGAACTTCATGACAGGTATGAAAGACCTGTTTGTTGAATCTTATATCGCCGTGCCAGATTCCAAAGTTGACCTCGTCGACGACCTTGCCGATCAAGTTGAAGAACTCGAAGAAGCACTCAACAAGACAACTGCCGATGCTATCGCTATGAGCGAGTCAATCGAAACTCTGCAACGACAAGCAATTATTGCTGAGTCTGTTGTTGACCTCGCTGACACTCAAGCAGAGAAGTTTGAGCAAATGGTTGCGTCTATAGACTTTGAAGACGAAGAGCAATTCCGTGGCAGTGTAGCAACTGTCAAAGAATCATTCTTCACTCAGTCTGTCGTATCTGAAGAAGTAGAAGAAGATCAACTTGATCAGAGTGCCGTTGAAGGCATGACCGAAGAAGTTGCTCCTCATATGGAACGATACCTGACTGCTATTCGAAACACTCAACCCAAATAAGTTTTAAGGAGATATTAAATGGAACTTAACTACGAATCACTGGTCCAAAAGTGGAGTCCAGTACTTAACGAAGAAACTGCAGGCAAGATCGAAGAGCGACATCGTCGTAACGTAACTGCTGCTGTTCTTGAGAACCAAGAGAAGGCGATGATTGCTGAAGGCAGTCAACAGTCTTTCCTTATGGAAACTGCTGCTAACAACACTGGCAACGTAGATAACTGGAACCCCGTTCTGATTAGTCTCGTTCGACGTGCTATGCCTAACCTTATGGCATACGACGTTTGTGGTGTACAACCAATGTCTGGTCCTACTGGTCTGATCTTCGCCATGAAGTCACGCTATGAAGGCGAGAAAGACGGTTCAGGTGGTATGCAAGCACACCACGGAACTGGTCCTGACTCAGAAGCATTGTTCCAAGAAGCAGAAACTGCCTACTCTGGTGACTCTTCACAGGGCGCACCTCACGCTGGCGGACCTTCTGGTCTTGACGGACTCGCTGCTGACAGCAGTCTTGACGCTAACCGCCGTGTTGACGACTTCGGTATCGGCATGCCTACGCAAGAAGCAGAAGCACTTGGCAACACTGGTAAAGAGTGGGGCGAGATGGGTTTCACAATCGAGAAGGCAACTGTAACTGCCAAGTCTCGTGCGTTGAAAGCAGAATACACCATCGAACTTGCTCAAGACCTGAAGGCAATCCACGGTCTGGACGCTGAAGCAGAACTCGCTAACATCTTGTCAGTAGAGATTCTTGCTGAGATCAACCGTGAGGTTATCCGTACTATCAACAGTCAAGCAAAGACTGGTGCTCAAACTGCAAACTGCACCACTCCTGGAATCTTCGACCTGTCTACGGACGCTGATGGTCGTTGGTCTGTTGAGAAGTTCAAAGGTCTGCTGGTTCAACTGGATCGCGAGTGCAACGCAATCGCAAAAGAAACTCGTCGCGGGAAGGGTAACATCGTTATCTGTTCTTCTGACGTAGCGACTGCTCTTGTTGCCTCTGGTACTCTGGACTACGCTCCTGCTCTGTCAACTCAGTTGCAAGTAGATGACACTGGTAACACTTTTGCTGGTGTTCTGAACGGTCGCATCAAGGTCTACATCGATCCTTATGCTGTTGCTGACTATGTAACTGTTGGTTACAAGGGAACTAACCCATATGACGCAGGTGTTTTCTACTGCCCATACGTTCCTCTGCAAATGGTCCGCGCCGTTGGCGAGAATGACTTCCAACCACGTATCGGGTTTAAGACTCGTTATGGTATGGCAAGTAACCCATTCGTAGGTGCTACTCCTGCTAATGGTCTCGCTGCAGTCAAGACCAACCAATACTATCGAATCTTCCGCGTCGACAACATCCTCGCATAAGATAGTAAAATAAGAATCGGGATCCCGAGTACAGATTAAAATATAATAATAACCGGAAACGGAACTTACCCG